CGCTAAAAGTGGCATTTGCTTACAAGCAAAACGACTTTGCATTATACGTCAACGGAACGGCACAAGGAACGGATACAAGCGGAAACGTACCGACTGGTATGGCTCAACTTATTATTAACGACTACTTGTCGGCTGGTTTCAATAGTGCAAACGCTTATAGTCAAGCCATACTTTTCAAAACCCGTTTAACCAACGCCCAACTGGCAGAATTGACCACCCTTTAAGATGGCAACCTTTAGAAAATACGAGTTCACGCCCACGCAATGGGCTACGGCAAAGGTCAAGATTACCCTAACCGATGAGGAAGGTAACGAATCGTGGGACGCTACCAAAGTGGTGGCGGTTGTGGAATTAGGCCACCTCTGCACCCAATGGGGAACCGATGCCGAAGGCAACCAAGTGTGTGAGGTTACCTCGCCCAAATATGCCGTTGACATTTTGTGGGCTGACCAACCCCTAACCACGAGCTTTGCCTCGTATGTTGTTTGGCCTGACCCCTGTGGGGTTCACGTGTTCGCTGGATGGGAAGCAGCATACGCAGAGGAATACTGCAAGGCTAACCCCGAAGCAGCATACTGCCAACCTTCAACTCCTATTGAAGAATGACAAAGGAATCAGCTGATTCAGTAATCACCTCTTGGTCGCTGACAGGCGCAGGACTGCTTGTGGGCTACGTTCATCAAGTATTAGGTCTTTTGGTGTTAGTGGCTTCTTTGTCGTACACCTTGTGGAAGTGGCATCGTGATTGGACGAAGCACAAAAACGAGAGTAAGTTGTGATTATAGAGCGTATTTGGAAAGACCCAAAGACAACAGTATTAGGCCTGCTTATCGTAGGCCTTTGCTTTGTTCTGGTCTTTTTTGAGAAGGCTTCGCTCACGGAGGTATCTGCGTTCCTGATGGGAGCGTTTGCCCTGTTGTTCCTAAAAGACCCTAAAGATGAAAAAGCAGGTAGTAAGTAACCACGTCAGCAAGAGCAAGAAGCGAGGCAAGCATTCCAAGAGTGCAAGCAGCAACAAGCGGAGCAAGAACTACGCTAAACCTATGAGAGGTCAAGGCAAAGTATAATGGCATACGTTTACCGACACATTAGGAAAGATACCAATCAACCGTTTTATATTGGAGTTGGACTTACTGATGATAACCACGCTCGTGCAAGAGCAAAGGCTAAACGAAACTCATATTGGAAAAATATAGTTTCTAAATCAGAATACGACATACAAATTCTTTTTGATGATGTGAGTCGTGAGTTTGCCCTTGAGAAAGAGCGTGAGCTGATTGCAATATATAAGCGTGTTGAAGATGGGGGCACTCTGTGCAATATGACTCTTGGTGGTGAGGGCACTCTTGGAAAGTCACCTTCAAATGTTAAAAGAGTTTATGCTCTTTCAAAAGATGGTGAGGTTTTTTCTTTTAATACGATTAAAAGTGCTGCTCTCGCAACTGAATGTGTTAATATAACTCATCACATTAAAAACAAGTCAAAATCTTTACTTGGTTGGTTTTTCTCGTACACAATTGATGGACTAAATGAATTACCAAGACAGAGTTTGGCTGGCAAGCATCAGAATCATAAAAAGAATGAAGTCACTTTAACTAACGGAATTGATATAGTTACTTTTAAGTCATATACTTCAGCAGGTAAACACATAGGTGTTTATCCAAATCATATTGGAGATTTAGTTCGTGGAAAATTAAAATTCGCTAAAGGCTGGACTCTTGTAAACTGTAAAGTAGAGATTCTCTAAAGTGTAAAGTCGGTTTATCAAAATCAAAACCAATACCGAGAAAGATTCTAATAAAATCAAAACCAATGACCAAGAACTTTACGCTCGCTGAACTGACCAAAACGTCTACGGGGCTTCCTAACGAGCTTCCGAAGCATTTGCAGGGAAACCTTCGTGCGCTTGCAGAAAACGTCTTACAACCAGCGAGAGATGCGTTAGGGCCGATACAGGTGACAAGTGCGTACCGTAGCCCTGAAGTGAACCGCAAGGTGGGGGGAGCAAAGACCTCGCAGCACGTTCAGGCGCAGGCGGCAGATTTGAAGTTTCACGGAGGCAACGATGTGTTATTTAAGTGGATTGCCCGCAACCTTGACTTTGACCAAATCATTTGGGAGTTCGGGAATGATGTAGAGCCTGCGTGGGTTCACGTTAGCTACGCAGAGGGCAAGAACCGAAAACAAAAACTAAAGGCAGTAAAAGTCAATGGAAAAACCAAATACCTCCCCTTTTGATGAATGGCTCAATGAACTTGAAGAAAAGGAAGTCCCTGTTTGTAGCATTGACAATCCTGATTGCGACTCTTGCGGGAGTTAGTGGATGCCGTACTGCTCAACCTATCCTTCAGAGTGTAATTGTGAAGGACACGGTAATTGTCACCGAAACAAAGTACCTCATAGACACGTTGGAGGTAATGAAGGACACCGTGATTTACCAAGACAAGGTGCGCCTTCAGCTCCAGTACATAGACCGAAAGGTCGTGGTTGAGGCTACGTGCTTGCCAGATACCATCCGAGTTACCCAGACCAAGATACTGACCAAGCAAGAGCCGAAGGTTCGCAAGTGGACATTGGAATCTTACTTGGGTGCGCTGGCCTTCATCCTCACGTTTGCCTACCTCATCAAGCGTTGGGTGGATAAGCTGATGGAGTAATTATACCCGTTTAAGGCACTTTTAAGCCCTTTAGAGAGGTTTTATACCTCAAAAGGTATACTGACCTACCTTGATGCATTTGGATGCGTTAGAATCAAGATTCTTCTTTTTTCTTTACTTGGTTTCTTTTTTCTTTCAAGTATTTGGTAAGTAAGTTAAACTTACAAGTTGATATTACTTGAGTTAATATATACCTTCAGGTATATTAACTTAACTTACTAACTTGTATAAAAAACAAAGAAAACTTTACATATGCAAGTGCTTATGTATAATTTATACTGATTCTAAATAATGAATGACCATATCTTCATCTATTGGGATGACTTACCTTTGAGCAAACCAACAGGAAATGAGCAAGACACCAAGCTACTACATCGGCAAGACACTCGGCATCGAAGCGAAGGATGTGGTGATGGACTTCCAACCTGACAACTACAATTTAGGTACGGCACTCACCTACCTGATGCGAGCAGGCAAGAAGCCCAACAATCCAATCACCCAAGACATTCGCAAGGCTATCGCACACCTTGAGTTTGAATTAGAACGCCAAATAAAGCAACAAACCACCGATGAGCAATCAGGAGAAAGCACAACAACTCAAGGAATCAATGTCAAGTATGCAGTACTATACTAACCCTGCCAAACGCAGAAAGATTGACTTCATCCTTGCGGAGTGTGCTTCGCTATTCGCAAACTGCGGTAGCTCGTATGCTGAACGCCAACAGGCGAAATACAAAGAGCAAGAGCTTCTTGGTCAAATAGCCAAGCTCGACCTTCACTTCGCCATCCAATGCGGGTACCTGCAACAGGAGAACTGAAATCCTACCACGTAGTCGTGGGCAAGGTGCCAAGCCTAAATGCATTTTATGCATCCAAGCACTGGACGGTACGAGCAAAGGCAAAGGACAAGCATTGCGCTGAGGTATTGCAGCAGTTGGAAGAATACGACTGCGTACCCATCCAGCACGTCTACATCACCTGCAAGGTCAACTACCGATACGACATCGACAATTCGATTATGGCGGTGAAGTTTGCCCTTGATGCGTTCCGCAAATGGGGAGGAGTAAAGGATGACTCAAGAGCCTACGTGCGGAAGCTAAAGCTGGAACACGATCCTGACATTCATCCCGATACCGCAGAAATTACCTTTCAAGGTTTGGTGGTTTCGCAATCTTGATTATATTTGTAGTGTCAAACTTAAAACCAATCAGATGACACTATCACTTTCTCAAGAGGTTTACACCCAAGCAATGCAAGCGCAGCAAGCGCAAATCCAAGCACTACAAAGCAGAGTTGAGGAGCTACAAGCTCGCATCGAAGTTTTGGAGCAGCAAACTCACCTATTCATTTAAAACCAATCAACAATGGCTAAAATCGTTTCAATCACCCCTACGGGGCAATGGCAAGACCTGTTCAAGTTGGAAATCCGTTTCGACAACGGCGACTTCGGAACTGCGTTTGCAAAATCACAAACCCCATCATACTCCGTAGGAGATGAGGTAGAGTACACCAAGAACGAAAAGGGTACTATCAAAATCCAACGCCCGAACAATTTTGGCGGTGGTGGAAGTTTCGGAGGCAGCTTTTCCAACGCTTCGAAATCGTCAGGAGATGACCGTTCCGCTTCCATCATCCGCCAAGTTGCTTTGAAGGCAGCAGTTGAGTACGCCTGTGCAGCAGGCCACGATGTCAACACCATCTTGGCTAACGCAGAGACCTTTAACAAGTGGATGTCGGGCCAATCAGCCGCACCCGCTTCGCATAGTGAACACTTCGCTACACGCAACGATTCGCCTTTCTGATTGGTTTCTTGGCATCGTTGTGATAAGGCCTCCTTCGGGAGGCTTTTTTTATTGAGAGGAGTTTGTATATTAGCATCACCAATCAGATACAATGAAACATCCCGACTTACTACCAAACGAAGATTCGCTTCCATACCTTCAGCGTGCGCTCAAGGGTAAATACTACGACACAGGCAAGCTCGGTGTCTTTGAGTTAGACCAATACCTACGCTTTAAAGACGGAGAGTTTGTGGTCGTAACTGGTCACGCCAACGTGGGCAAGACCCATACCTTGATGTACCTGATGCTCTTGCAGAGCTACAATCACGGAAAGAAGTGGCTTATTTACTCATCCGAGAACGATGTGCATTCGCTCAAGCGTAAGCTCATTGAGTTCCTTGCTTGCAAGCCTATTCAAGGTCTTGATGAACTCACGATGCACCGTAAGCTGGACTTCGTGAATGAATACTTCCAGTTCATAGACGGCAACAGGCTATTCAACGCCTTTGAACTTTTAGAAGTGATGGACTCGATCAAAAACGAATGGGACTACACAGGAGCCTTGATTGATCCGTACAACTCCCTATCAACAGACCAAAAGAAGTTGGGCAAAACTGGGATGCACGAATACCATTACGAGGTGGCTTCTGCCATTCGGGTATTCGCTCACAAGAACAACATCACGACAATCGTGAACACCCACCCTGTAACAGAGGCAATGCGTAAGACGCACCCACCGAGCCACACCTACGCAGGGATGCCAATGCCACCGATGACCTCTGACATTGAAGGAGGCGGCAAGTGGGGCAACCGTGCTGATGCGGTACTTGTGATTCACCGCTACTCGCAGCACGAGTTTGACTGGATATTCACCCATATCCACGTACGAAAGGTCAAGGAGATGGAGACAGGAGGGCGTGTTACGCCACTTGAAACACCGCTTGTACTTCAGTCAATTGTCGGAAATGTTGGATTCAAGATGAATGGGCGTAACTTGCTTGGAATTAAAGAAGACCAAACCCCCTCTGCCGATGTACCCTTCTGATGACTCCCACGACCTCTACATCCGAGAGAAGCAACTTATGCTTGCGGGTACTGCTATGTGGCTTGCAAAGCAAGCAGCAGACAAAGCAAACGGAAGGGAAGTACAGGATGAGATGCTTCACCACGTGATGAACTGCCACTACGCAGACTTGCTCTTGCAACAGTTTATTGACTACCGACAGTTCATTGAGAGCAAGATGAACGAGATGTACCTCGCTAACGCCAAGATGCGGGTAGACAACGAGGAGATGCACTACGAGATTGAGAGGCTGCAAAAGATTATAGAGGACAACCTATGAAGCAGATACTATCACCATTCCAGCAGTACGAGTGTTTTGAAGCAAAAGGCGAACAATACCTTGTACTTGACTACACCATCATCCAAGACAACGAAGACAAACTTGTGGAGTGGTGCAGTACGATGAACATAAAGCGGCTCAAAGACCATACGCATTATAGCTTACCAATGAGCCACATTTTAGAGAAATACAAACAAAACGAGCTTAAACCAATCAAGTGCAGATGAGAGCGTTCGAACTACAAAAGATTCAGCAGAACTATTCAACCTTTATGACCCGCTTGGGTTTGTCGGACACCGACACCCGCAAACGGGAATATGTTTTAGCAAGAGGCGCATTCTGCAAAGCCTACCGTCAGCACGCAAGCCTAATGGAGCTTGGTCACGTAATAGATAAAGACCATAGCAGCATCGTACACGCCTGTAAGACACACGAGGCACGTATGTTGTACAAGGACTACCGATGGGCGTACAAGGTTGCCTGTGAGGTGCGTGATGACAACCCGATTGAGGCTCTTGAGAATCCTGATTTAACTGCGCTTACGAACGAAATAAAACACCTCAACGATATGATAACAGAGTTATCTAAATATAAAGAACTATATTTAACTCTGAAAAAGACATTCGATGAATTTTAACGTAGGCATCTACCCAATCTACGGCTTGGTTATTGGAGTGAACTGGTCAAAGACCGACTTCATTGATGAAGAAGAAACCATCCAGCAAGTCCAAGTAGCACTTGGAATCATAATCCTTGAATTTAGTTGGAACTCCTAACAATACTTGCGAACCGCCATACCGATTGGATTCGGATGGCTCGGAGTTTTGGTGCAGACCAAGAGCTGGCGCAAGATATTGTTCAAGAGATGTACGTCCGCCTGTACAAGTACGTGGATGATGCGGAGAAGATTATGTACAACGAGACAGAGGTCAACACCTTCTTCGTGTATGTGACCCTTCGCAATATGTACACAAGCCTGATGAAGGCAAAATCAAGATTCGAGTTCGTAGACGTTTCCACCCTTGAGGATGAGCTAATCTTTGAGGAGGCGAATGTGGAAGCAGAAATCGAACTACAAACCCTATACGAGGAGATATGGGAGACTGCCGATGATTGGCATTGGTACGACAAAAAGATATTTCACCTCTACCACAATACGGATATGAGCATTCGCACCCTTGCGGATGAAACCAAAATTTCAGCACGTTCAATCTTTAATACCCTAAAAAATGCAAGAGAACGAATCCAAACCGACTGCAACGAAACCTACAAAGCGTGGCAAGAAGCCAAGCGGCTTGGGTGACACCATTGAGCAAATCACAACCGCCACAGGCATCAAAGCAGCCGTTGACTGGTTTAGCGAAGCAACAGGCGTTGACTGCGGATGCGATGCCCGTAAGGAGAAGCTCAACAAGCTGTTCCGCTACCGCAAGCCCGAATGCTTAACCCAGCAGGAGTACGAGTTCATTGGTAAGATGAAAGGCCGCAACGTGGTAACTGCGTTTGAGCAGACCGAGCTGAATAAAATCTACAACCGAGTATTTAACGACAACGTAAAGCCAACAAGCTGCGGTTCGTGTATGCGTGGTAGGTTGCAAGAGCTTGAGGCATTATACAACGCCTATGGTCAGTAAGGAGCGCAGGCAATACTCCAACCAAGTTGGGGATATTACGGCTCAAAGGTTTGTAGAGGCTTGTGAGGCTATTGGCTACTCTTGCGAGAAGTCAGACCGCAATACGGACATCTACGATCACATTGACTACTTCGTGACCCGTCTTCAGGGAACCACAAGCGTAGACGTTAAAGGCGGAAACCATCCCAACACGATTTGGGTAGAGTTCAAGAACGTAAACGGAGATGCTGGGTGGATGTACGGCAAAGCCGAGTACATTGCTTTTGATATGCCTGAAGTAGGTGGTTTCGTGATGGTACGCACAAATGAGCTACGTAACTTGTGTGAGGCCATCGTAGAGCCAATCTTTGTGACAAAGCAAGAGGCAACAAGAAAGTTCTATCAAAGAGACGGTAGACAGGATGTAATCAGTCGCCTTGAGTTGCAAGACCTACAAACATTAGTTTCATTTAAAGTTCTAAACTATGCCAATCCCCAAACCCACAAGTGGTGAAAAGCAAAGCGAGTACATCCAACGATGTATGGAGGCAATCGCAAGCGAGTACACCGACAAAGACCAAGCAGTAGCAGTTTGCTACACACAGTGGAAGGAGGGCAAATAGCCCTCTTTTTTATGCAATGAATATCTGAATTGGTGCAAATGCTTGACTTTTAGTACTTGCCTATTGTAGGGTCAAATGGTCTGCCTATATTTGACTATCATTTTAAACCAATCAGAATGACAACACAACACAGAATACAACAGTTAAAGAATCAATTGGATGCAATTTATTCTGAAATGCCGACATCGTTCTTTGATATAGAACAGCGAAATAAGTCAGCATTTATTATTTGTAAGGAGATTGAAAAATTAGAAAACCCAATCGCCTATCAAGAAAATTCAAACTTTTGGGACAACCACGAGCTGCGCTTGTAACCTAAACCCCTTCGGGGGGCTTAATCAAAAACCAATCACCGTGAAAAACACACTCACCTTCATCGCTCAAGCCATCGCTGCTGCGGTAGTTGTATGGGCTTATTTATGGACTCTTGAAATCGTTGGGCTATGATTTTCGATTATCAAGATTTGAAGTTTTGGCTTGAAGACAAGGACGTGCTTCCGCAAGCCTATTGGGATGCGTTAGAGGACTATGATCCCGACAACCTGAACTCTGACCAAGTGCTTGCCAAATGGCTTGGCTATGACCACGTAAACGACTTCTACGCCTACGAGATGGACATCACCTACCACGAGGAGACCTACAACGAGGATGGCTACACCAACACAACGGCATACCCCACATCATCCATCCACAACCCACCGCCTGCACTTGATGAGCAGATTTACTATGCGTACATCAATTGGGCAACAAACGTAGCATCTGAAGAATGAAAACGATTGCCCAAAGCCTACGAGAGCTGAAGTCATTAGACCTGTCCGAATCAATGCTCAAGGACATCGAACTAATGGAGCAAATCAACCTGCGCCACGCCTACCACGATGCGCTGATTCGTGTTCCTTTTGAGGAGTGGTACGATTCAAATTTTCGTAAATAAGCAATTTTGCTTATCTTTAACAAAACCAATCAAATGAAAATCATAGAACTACTTGACGGCAGCACTTGGGACATCGAAACCCTAACTGCTCAAATGAACGATGACTCGTTCTACTACGGCAACCTCTCAAAGAATGCCTTGTCATCATCGGCTTGCAAGCTGCTGCTGACTTCACCCAAGACCTACCACTACGTCACCAAGTACGGCAGCGAGGATTCAGATGCCTTTGCCGTTGGTCGCTTGGTTCACCTGATGGCTCTTGAGCCTCATCGTGTTGCCGAGTATGATGTGATCGAGGTGCAAAGCAAGAACGCAAAGGCGTGGCAAGAAGCAAAAGGCAAACGAAACATCTGCACCCGCAAGGAGTACGATGAAGCCCAACGCATCGCAGATGCCCTACTACGCAATGAGAACGTATTAGGTCTGATTACTGGCTGCGAGTTTGAAGTACCAAAGATTGGTATGATTGGCGGCTTGCCCTTTAGGGCGAAGGCAGACATCTACGCAGATGGTTTCTTGGCTGACTTGAAAACAACAACCGACCTACGAGCATTCCCTTACTCGGCAAAGAAGTACGGATACGATGTACAGGCGTTCATCTACACCCGACTCTTTGGTGTACCGATTGACAAGTTCTACTTCATCGCTATTGACAAGGCGAGCTTGGATGTGGGCATCTACTCCATCACTCCCGAGTTCGTAGCAGAAGGCGAACGCAAAACGCTTGAGGCAATAGAATTGTACAAGCAGTTCTTCATCTTGGGTGAGGACTTGGACTCATACACCATCTTCGGTGAACTTTAAAACATTCAAAAAAATGCCACTATTTTAATTTATTGGCACTTTTTGGAATCCTTAAAACCAACGAGAAATGAAAACAGCAATGCAACTGCTACTTAAAGAAGTAACTGAAGCACGAGATATATCAGTTGATGTAAATTTTCGTAGCGCCTTAGATTTTGTTCGTGATGCAATAGAATGGGATTATATTGAGAAAGAGAAAGAAATGTTAACGGAGGTTTGGCTTGACGCACAAGTAGCATATCAAGGAGATGAATATATTAAACCATCTGACCCAACATTTGATGAGTATTATGAAGAAACCTTTAACACAAAATGAAATGAAACAGAGCAGTATTGAATTTGCAGTTACCTCATTGGAAAAACTAATCCCAAGTGGTAATCAACTTGTCATTGGAGCAATTTTGCTACAAGCCAAAGCAATGCACAAGGACGAGATTGAGA